AACTTCGACAACGCCCCCGACATCGACGCGGCACCGCGAACGAACGCGCCGCTCGAGCGGCTGGTCGCGGCGAGTGTTGCGTTGAATCCGACTGCGCTACGGCCAGCCTTCTTGAACGTGCGCTCGAGCTGACTTGCGTCGCCGACGATGTCGACTTGGATGCGCCTAGTTGCCATGTATCAGCCGCCGTTCTGCGCCTCGATGAAGTCGGCGCAATTGAGGAGCTGTTGCGGGGTTAGCTCGCCGAGCTCGCTTGGGGCGAGTCGGCACCAGTAACCAAGCCCAGGTGACCAGTAGGACTCGGGGCGGCCGGAGGGCTCTCCGAAGTAGTGCTCGAAGCGTCGCCAGAACTTTCGTCTGACGTTGGCTTCACGCCGCTCTGCCCGCTGCTGCTTGGCGAGATCGGCTGCACTGGGGGGCTCTGCGCTCCGGCTTCGTCCTCGGGCTCGTCGGCGATGAAGACGATCGTTCCGCTCGGCGCATCCCAGATCAGGTTCTCGTCCGGTGCGACGCCGGCGCGATTGAGCGCGATGACTGCAAGCGCAACGACGAGGTCGGTGTCGATCGCAGCGAACGCCTCTTCGATTTCGCCGGCGCGAACACCAGCGACGCGCTTGATCGTGTGCAGCTCGCGGTTGGTGAAATAGCTGACGTCGAGGTCGTACTCGCCGTCATAGGGCTGGACGCCCTCGAGCTTGATCTTGTCCACGCGTGTGTGCCTTCTCTCAGTTGGCGAAGTGATCGGCGACGCGGTCGAGCGCACGCTCGAGCTCCCGCTCAATCAGCTCCTGGTTTGCCGCGAGGGCGGGCAGCAGCGCTTTGCGCATCTGCAGCGCGCCATACTCGGGGTGGAGACCTGTCGTCTTGCGCAACCGCTGGTCGACCGCAACGCCACGTTGGCGAACGACGACGCGGTAGTTGGCGGCGGTGCGTGCGTTGTAGGGCGTGAAGCGGCGGGTTGCCTCTGCCCGCACGGGGTTACCAACGGCCCGGAGCGCGGCCCTGACCTCCTTGCGTGCATCAGGGCCGGCTCGAGCCACCGCGCGGTTGAACTGACGCAGCCCGCGTACACGAAACGTCCCGACAGCCACGGCTGCGACTTACGCCGTGCCCCAGGCAAACAGGCTGTTCGGGGCAGGCTTGAACGTTGCGGTGATCTCGCCGCGCGCGTTCAGCTCACCCGAGAGCCCGTTGTACGAGTAGAGCACGGCCGTGCCGCCGTAGACCGGGTTCGTCGCCGAGGTGCCCGTGTCCGAATCCGGCTGCACGGAGACGACGAACGTCGTGCCGGACGTGTAGAGCGGGTTGAGCGTCTGGTGGACGCTGTTGGTGCCGAAGTCCTGCAGGAAGCGGACCTCGATCGTCTGGTCCGCGAGCCCCGGCAGGAACTCACGCGTCCCCGTCGGCGAGAAGCCAGACACGTCGATCTGCTCCTTCTCCGATGGTGTGTCGACACCGAAGGCGTGATTGGAGAGGTCAACACTGTTGACCACCACCTTCACGTCGGTGTTGATGTACTTGCCCACGATTGGGCTCCTTTCGTTGTGGAACGACGACCAGCCCCGAGCGGGGCTGAGACTTGGTCGAGTGGAGGAGGGGGCTAGGTCGGGTTGATCAGCGCGACGGTTTCTTCACGCCAAAGCGGTGCGGTGCGCATCCGCTCGCAGCAGCCGCTGATGAAGGTGAAGTCGCCACCGGGTTGGCGGGCCTCGCCTTTGTGATGCGGCGCCCAGCTACCGAGCTTCTCGGACACGTTCGGCACGAGGAACATCGGCGTACCCACGTTCCCGAAACGGATCTCTTTCGTGCGCCAGAAGACGCCGTTGCGCGGGTGGTCCATGCGGAAGATCACCGGCTTCTCGCACGCGGCTTCGCGAAAGAGCGCGATCGCGTTCTCGGTGTAGACGTCGTCGTCGTCGAGGAAGGCGAGGTGGCTGCCGGAGGCGAGTGACATGCCGAGCGTGCGCGCGGCATAGCCGTGGTCGCCGCCGCGCACAGTGCCGGCGACGGCCGCCGCGCAGCCATTGAGGTCGGCGACCTGCGCCTGCTCGTCGACGACCACGATCACCTCGTCGGCGCCGGCGCAGGAGTCGAGCGTCCGCTGGAGCGTTGACCGGCCGATCGTGGGCACGATCACGGAGATGCTCACGCGATCGGCGCCTTCTTCTTTGTGGCGAACTCTTCGTCGACGGTGTCCATGATCGTGTCGGTCCGCTTCGCGTCGGGCTCGTAGACCTTGCTTGTCACCTTCGGGGCTGCCTTCTGCTTCTGTCCTTCGACGTGGAAGACCTTGGGCGGGTCTCCATGCCAGCGCTGGATCAGGCTCGTGTCCGTGAAGCTCGAGGCGCCCGGCTCGCAGCGCGTCGCCTTCAAGCCGGCGCGACGGAGCTCGCCCAGGATGAGTGCCGGGCTGGTCATCGAGACCGCGTCGTGCCAGCCGCCGTAGCGCTCGCTGTCTGGGTTTGCGGTGTCGTCCTCGGTGATGCGAAGGACGCCGCCGGGCGCGAGCACGCGCGCGAGCTCGGTGAAGACGTCCTGCCAGTTCTCGCGCGGCACGTACATCAGCGCGTGCGAGATCGTGATCGCCTCGATCGAGGCGTCGGCATAGTCGCTCAGCCCGGTCTCGAAGCGCCAGCCGGTTCGGCGATCGAGGTTCTCGAAGCCCTCGATCGGGTAGTCACCACAGCCGAGATTGAGTTTCACGCAGCCTCCGTTTCCTTGGTCAGTGTCAGCGCCCTGTCATAGAAGGCGCGCTTGATGCGGTTGAAGCTGCCGCTCTTGTAGGCGCGGTCGTCGCCGAAGGCGTAGTCGAGGACGGTGACGGGCAGGTCGTAGGAGCGGACGGTGTTGAGCATTGAGAAGACGATGTCGCAGCCGAGGAGGTCGAAGCCGTCCTCGCTCGTCCGGTTGCCTGCGCGGCGCCACCGGGCAAACGTCACGTCCGGTAGTCCTCGCGGATGCAGGCTGCCCCAGCCGAGCCAGGACAAGCTGGCGTAGGTGGACGAGCGGTAGCTGAGTGGGGAGTTGGCCGTGATCTCTCCTGGGCGGTAGGTCTCGAGCAGCACGCGCTGTGTGGTGGCTGGCACGACCATGTCGTCGTCCTGGAAATAGATGACGCGTGTCGAGGCTTCACGGGCAGCCATGTAGCGCCCGAACGTTCGATAGTTGTCGCGCACAGAGTTGTCCCAGACGATCACGTTCGTGAAGATCAGCGACTCGAGGATTGGGGTTAGATCGACGTTGCCGCGCGTAACCAAACAGGCCGTGACGTCGTCGACGGTGATCACGCGGCCACCGCCCGGAGCGCGCCGATCGTGACGAAGTCATGCACGCCGGCGAAGTGCGCGAGGATCTGGTCGACGGCCGGTGCGACGTGCGAGCGATCGGCGATCTCGTGTGGTGGATAGCCGTCATGGAGGTCAAGAATGTCGCCGTCGCGAAGCCTGTCGATTGCGAGGCGCACTACCTGACTTCCGGTGGTGCGCCAGTCGAGCGAGTCGAGCGTGAAGCCGATGTGCTCCATTCCCAGCGAGGCGCCCATCGCCTCGATCGCTTCGGTGCGGCGGAGATGCGGCGCGCGCCACCAACGTGGCGCTTCGCCGGTGATCCGCTCGATCGTTTCCGAGGTAGTCGCGAGCTCGCCGCGCACGGCGTCGTCGGAGAGCTGATCCAGCGGGAAGTGCGACCAACCGTGGTTGCCGATCTCGTGACCATCTTCGCGCATCCGCAGGAGCAGCCATTCGTGTTCGCGCACGTTGTGCCCGCAGACAAAGAAGGTCGCGCGGGCGTCATGGCGCTTGAGCATGTTCAGGATCCGCTCAGTCCAGAGCGAGGGGCCGTCGTCGAAGGTCATGGCGATCATCGGAGTGCGAGCACCTCGCGCGCGCGGGTCAGGTAGCGCTGCTGGTTGGCGTTCGTCGCTGCCCGCACCTGCGGGTTGTTGGCCGGCTGCGAGGTGGCACCGGACTTGTGCATGAGCCCGACCCCCGCCTCGACGAGCGACATGCCTGCGACGCGCGCCTCGAGACAGAGCAGGTTGTCGCTGAAATACCCCGGCTCTTCGAGCTGTTCATCGAAGCCTCCGATCCGCATCAGGTCTTCGCGCATTCCGCCGAAGCACCAGCCGTCGAGGTAGGGCATGACGACGCCGTCGACGTGGGCGTGCGCGTCATAGCGCAGTCGCGCGCCGGCGAGAACGCCGGGGCTGATCTCGCTCAGGAGGTTCTTGATCCAGCCGCGGCGGACGAGGCTGACATCGTTGTTCAGAAAGACGACAATGTCCGTGGTCGCCGCGCGCAGGCCTTCGTTGCAGCCGCCGCAGAAGCCGCGGTTGGTCGAGAGCTGGATCTCTGCGAACTCGAGCGATGGGATGGAGGCGTTGTCGACGATCAGGAGCTCGTCAGGCTTCGCGTCCTGGGCGACCTTCGCGTAGTCGGGCCAGAGCTCTAGATGGTTGAACCACGGGGTGACGATCGCGAAGCTCATCTCTTCGCCTTCTGCAGCGCGCGCCGCTGCTCGCGGTTGGGCTTCGCGGCCGGCAGCGGCCCGACGCGCCGAGCGCCGAGCAGCTCCTCGAGCGCGGGCTGCCAGTAGGTCTTCACGACCGCGTCGACGTCATAGGCCTGCGCGAAGTTCGCGGCGGCCGCACGCATCGGGACTTCGCCGCGATGCTCGTAGGAGGCCTCCAGAGCGGCGTCGATCGCGTCGATGAACGGCACGTAGAAGAAGGAGGCCTGCAGCTCGTCCCAATCGGGGTCGCCTGCGACGAGCCAGCCGACCTCGGTGAGCTCGCTCATCGCGGAGTGGTCGGAGCAGATGACTGGGATGCCCGAGGCTTGTGCTTCGAGGATCGGAATCCCGAAGCCTTCGCCCTTGGATGGGCTCAGGAGTACGTCGAAGGCCTGGTAGATCTTCGCCATCAGCTCGCGCGGCATTCCGAGGTGCCAGGCGCTCTCTGGTGGGAACTTGAGTCGGGCTTCCGGGACGTTGACCATGTTCGCGAGGCGGTCAAGGTCGAGGCCGCCCGAGCGTGGCTGAGCTTCGGTGTGCACGTACATGAACGCGTCCTCGTGCCGCTCGGCGAAGTGTGCGAACGCAGCGAAGGCCTTGTCGAACGACTTGCGGCACTTCTCTGCGCTGCCCTTGTTGGCGCCGACCATGCCGACCAGGAAGGCCTCGCGCGGGATCTCGAGCTCGTCGCGCACGGTGTCTCGCAACGATGGCCGCGGGCAGAAGAGCGCGGTGTCGACGGCGTGGGGGACGTAGAGCGGTTCGAGCTTGGCGTCGCGCATCTGCTGTTCGCCGAAGCGAGACATCGCGATCGGGCGCACGCGCGGGTGCGTGAGGATCGTCTGCACCATCGGTGGCAGCGGGTAGTGGTCGACCGGCGCCCAGACGGCGACCGGCGGGCCTCCTTCGCCCCAGAGTTCGGGACGAAGCGGCCAGGCGTCGTGCAGGATGATCACAAGGTCTGCCTGGTGGTCTTCGGCGTAGGTGGAGAGCGTCGTTGCGCCCCAGTGACCGTCGGCCGGGTAGACCTTGAAGCCTTCCCAGTTGGACATCGTTCCGTGCAGGCCGAAGTTGGCTGCGATCGCGATGTCGTGTCCGAGCGCGCGCAGGCGCGGCAGGAAGAGCGCCGTCTGCTCCCCGTAGCCAGAGGGCGCCCACGGTGCGTTGGCGATCCAGAGAATGCGGCTCATGGCGTGATCTGCACCGTCCAGGTGCAACCGAGTAGTGCCCCGCCACCGCCGGCGTCGACGAAGACGCCGTAGTCGGTCGGGCCGGTAACGATCGCGTTCTCGACGGTGCCGCCGAGGGTGCGATCACTCGTGATCGCCAATGCGACTGATTCGACTGCGTTTGGATCCATCATCGAGAGCAACAGAAGTTGTCCTCCCCCTTGGTCTGCGGTAGTGACGCGTGCACGCACGGTCAGGAAGATCTCGACGTTGCCGCGCCCGAAAGCGATGCCTTCTTGGAACGGGTTCGCCGGGTAGATGTCGAGCGCTGGCGGCGTCGGGTCGCTCTCCAGGAGCGGCACGACCTGCAGCTGCGGGATCACGGGTGCGTCGGCGGGCGGACCTCCAAGCTCGTCAACGAGCTGCGCTGCGAGGGCTTCCATGATTTCGATCAGCGAGCTAGGCAATGCCCCACGCCTCCTTGAGGGGTGCGAGCTTGTGTGCGTGGCGATCCCACGAATCGCGCCCGATGCGCTGCGGAACTTCGCTGCCGAGCCCCATGACGCCGAACGGCGACTGCATCTGCTGCCAGTGCTCAACCGCGCGCTCGAGGTTCACCTCGACGACGAGCGCTGGCACGGTTGTGAACGCCGAGGCGCGATCAAGTTCGGCGTCAATCTCCTCCGCCGCCGAGACGAGAACGCGGCGCAGCGCTGAGTGCCGCTGGTCGGGATCGACGCGCAGAAGCTGCGCGAGCTCGTCGACGGTTGCGTAGGGCTCGCGCTCAGCGAGGTTCTGGACAGCCGCAGTCGGCAACGTGTCGTCGCCGGTTCCGTCGAGGAAGACGATGCGGTACCAGAGCTCTGCGGTGTCCGAGGCGAGCTCGGTGGTGAATGAGCGCCAGAGCGGATGGGCCGGGTCGGGGTCGACCGGGTCGAGCGTGATCGTGTCGATCAGCGTGAACGGCCCGACTGCCGTTGCGCCTTCTTCGATCTGTGCCTGCGTCCACGGGTTGCCGTCGTAGCGGGGCGCTGGCAGGTAGTCGACGAAGCTAACAACTTGACTCATTAGGCTGCGCTCCCTGTTAGTGAGCCGGCGATGTAGCCCGTCTGCGATCCGCTTGCACCAGGCACAGCAACGCCGCCGGCGAAGGAGTGCTCGATGTAGCCGGGGGCGCCTGCGGGGTAGTGCGTGAAGGTGTCGCCGAAGCCTCTGAGCCCGACGACGCCGGCACCGCTGAGGTTGTGTTCAAGCTCGCGAATGCCCGAGCCGGTGCCTTCGATGACGGCGTAGCCAGATGCGGTGTAAACGACGTTGCGCTGGCCTGCTCCGATGAGACCAGCAATCCCGGCAGCCCTACGGCTGTGCTCGAGCGCCCGATCTCCGCTGCTGCCCAGCCCTGCCGTTGCGAAGCCCGCCTTGACGATCGCCGGGGTCGTCGCCTCGACCGTCTCGCTACCGCTTGCAGCGGCTCCGACGAAGCCGCTGCCGTCTTCTACATAGACGCTCGCGTCGACGCCTGCGCCAAGCGCGCCGACGAAAGCAGAGCCGCTCTTGCTGGAGCTCGCTGTGCGGCTGCTCGCTCCGCTTCCAACTGTGCCGATGGCGCCGTAGCCGGTCTCGTCGTCGTCGACGACGTCCGCGCCGGAGCCAACGAGCCCCGCG